AGGCGTCCAGGGCAACACCGTCAAATTTCCGAAAATCGGTAAGGGCGTTGCTACTGTTCGTGTGCCTCAAACAGATGTAACCCCGCTGAATGTAACTTACAGCCAGGTTACTGCAACCATGAGTGATTATATTGCTGCGGAATACAGTGACATTTTCCACCAGTCTCATATCAATTTTGATGAGAGGCGTGAACTTGTCGAAGTAGTTTCAAAATCAATCGCTCGCCGTATGGATCAGCTTTGTATTGATGCTCTCAATGCAGCTGCTTCACCATCAACAGTTGCTACCTCAATAGGTGGCGCAGCATCAAACATGAACATTGAAAAGCTCCGTGCAGCTGCAAAGGCGATGAATGAGAAGAACGTACCATCTGAAGGTCGTTATCTTCTGATGCACGCTTCTCAGCTCGATGCTCTACTTGGTGAAACAGAAATCACTTCAAGTGATTTTGCAAGTGTAAAGGCCCTAGTCCGTGGGGAAGTTAATTCGTTCATGGGCTTCCAAGTGCTGACAATGGGTGATCGTGATGAAGGCGGTATTCCAAAGCCATCAACCCGTACTTGCTTTGCTTGGCATCGTGATTCAATGGGCTATGCAGAATCAATGGCACAAAAGAGTGAGGTAAATTATGTCCCAGAAAAGACGTCATTCCTCGTGTCTTCAATGTTCTCTGCCGGTGCTGTTGCAATTGACGATGATGGCATCGTCAAAATCAGCTGTACCGAATAAGGAGGATTGAATTATGGCATTTGCACAAGCTAATTGGTCAACTGTAGCAGCTTCTAAAGCTGGCAGCGCACCGAATGTTTATAGCTATTCATCATCCGCAGATAACAAGGCCGCAATTGCCGGTTCTGGTTATTTCAACAGTGTTGAAGGTCTTATCACTACTGGTGATTTGATTTACACATATGGCAGCGATGGCGGTCAAATGTGTGTGGCAACAAATACAGCCGGCGTTATTACGACAGCTGTAATCTAAATCAGCGAGGGCCAGGTTCTCCTGGCCCTTTCTTTCAAGAAAGGAAAGTGTCATGGCAGCTGGCGATACAGGTTTATCAATTTGTTCTGATGCACTTATCATGCTTGGCGCCTCGCCCCTTTCATCGTTTACAGAAGGCACTGACGCTGCTCAAGCCTGCGACAGGCTTTATCCAGATTTAAGAGACAGTTTATTATCCAGATATCCTTGGAGCTGGTCTTATCAAAAACAACAATTATCGAGATTAGCATCAGCCCCCCTAAATGAATGGCAGTACGCCTATCAATTGCCTGGCGATATGCTTTCTGGAGTAAGAGCTTTATTTGCTAGTTCTGGTTCTAATGAAAGTCCTTTGCGTTATGGGTGGGAAATCTATGGTGAGCAGCTCTATACTAATTTAGAAACTGTTTATATTGATTACCAAGCTACAATTAATGAGGCTAAAATGCCTAATTATTTTGTGCATTTTCTCCGTACTGCAATGGCAGCGGAATTGGGAATGGTAATTACTGACCAAGTAAGCAAATCAGATTATTTCAGATCGTTGGCGTTTGGAACGCCAGGTGAGAATGGTCGTGGCGGTTTGTTCCGCGAAGCAATGAATGTTGATAGTCGTGGCCAGCCACCTCAAATAATCGAGGATTATTCTCTTGTAGATGTAAGGGGCTGATATGACACGGATAATTCAGTTCCAAACAAACTTCAGTGTTGGAGAGCTTGATCCGTTGCTCCGTGCTAGGACTGATATACAGCAATATCAGAATGGTTTAGAGACAGCTGAAAACGTAATTGTGCAGCCGCAGGGCGGTGTAAAACGTAGACCAGGAACAAAGTTTATCCATGACTTTGGCAGCACATTTACAGATTTCAAAATCATACCATTTGAATTTAGTATTAATGACAGTTATACCCTGGTTTTTGTAAACCAACGTATTTATGTGTTCAAAGACGGTGTGTTACAGACCAACATAAATAGCAGTGGTAATGATTACATAACTGCTACAGCGATAACAGCCGCCATGCTTGATGAGTTAAATTTTACTCAGGCTGTTGATACGTTAGTTCTTTGCCATGAAGATTTGGAAACGCAGCGTTTAGTTCGTTATGACGATACCACCTGGACTTTAGATGCTTTGCCATTAAAGTTTATTCCTAAATATGCTTACACTCTAAATGTTAATAATCCAGATTTTACAATTACGCCTAGCTCCTTTACTGGCAACATTACAATTACAGCGTCAAATGTAACGACAGACAATGGAACTGCACTAGGTGGCACAAACAGCACTATTACTTTGAAAAGCGCGAGTAGTTACACTAGCGATGACGAGTGCAATGGGTTTTCGTTGCATTTGACTGCTGGCACTGGAGCTGGGCAACATCGACACATATCTAATTTTACAGTTTACGGTTCATCGCCAAATCAGATAAAAATAGCAACAGTGTTTCCGGCGTTTACTACAGTGCCAGACAACACGACACAGTATTCAATAAAAGCATTTGGCGATGATAGTGTTGACGAATACTTTAATGCTGTAAATGGTTTTGGCCGAGCTAAAATTATTGAATATGTAAGCGACACCGAAGTTAAAGCGACTGTTGAAATACCTTTTTTTAATGCAGATGCTATTGTATCAGGTGATTGGGAATTAGAATTTGGATATGAGGACAGCTGGTCAAACACAAGAGGATGGCCAAGATCAGCGACTTTCCATGAAGGAAGATTGTATTTTGGCGGCAGTAGGGGAAGACCCAATACAATTTGGGGCAGTAAGGTTGTTGACTATTTCAACTTTAATCCTGGCACTGGATTAGATGATGAGGGGGTTGAGGCTACCATCAACACCGACCAGTTTAATGCAATCGTACACGTTAGTTCTGGCCCAGATTTACAGATATTTACAACTGGCGGTGAATTTGTTGTTGCCCAGGCCAACATTGATCCTATTACACCGGCAACATTTCTTATAAAACCGCAAAGCCGAATTGGTTGCAAGCCTGGCATACCGCTTGAAAATTTATCTGGTGCAGCTATTTTTGTGCAACGCCAAGGAAAATCCTTAATAAGTTTTCAATTTACTGATGCAACTAATAGCTATGGCTCTCAAGCGCTATCGGTATTAAGTTCACATTTATTGAATGACCCTGTTGATTTGTCAATGAGAAGGGCTGCTTCAACCGATGAAACAGACCGCCTATTCTTGGTAAACAGCGGTGGAGATATAGTTGTTTATTCATTGTTGGCTTCACAAAATGTAATTGCCCCATCTAAGTTTGTTACAGATGGATCATATATTGCCGTAGCTAACGAACTAGATGTTACTTACACAATTGTAAAACGCACTGTTAATAGCGTTGTTAAATATTATCTTGAACGATTTGATGATAATTTGACACTAGATTCAGTCAAAACAGGTGGCGCAGCTGCAAGTGTGACAATGGATCACATGGAAGGCAAAGAAGTGCAAATAATTCGTGATGGTGTTCTTGAACCAGCGCAAACTGTGCCGGCATCACCTTATACAATTACTTTTGAAACAGCGTCCACTGCTTCTTTTGAGGTAGGTCAGAATTATGATGTGACAGTAAAAACATTGCCGGCAGAACCAAAATTAGCCCAGGGTACAATTCAGTCTAAGAAAAAACGTATTGTACAGGTAGACGCTATTGTGCATGAAACTCAAAACATGACTATAAATGGCAAATTAGTTCCATTCCGTAATTTAGGTTCCAATGTTCTTGATTCAAGTGTTGAGGAGTTTACTGGCACAAAAACTTTGCATGGGGTTTTAGGTTTTAGTGGCACGGGGCAAATTACAATTAGCCAGAGTGTGCCACTTAAAATGACGTTATTAGGTATTGAGTATCACATGAGCGTGGGGAATTGATATGGCAGCAATTGCAGCATTAGGAACAATGGGTACAATGTCAGCTGTTGGCACATTGTTTAGTACATTCGCAAGTATTAAGAGCGCCCAAGCACAAAAAGATATTTACAATGCTCAAGCAGCACAGGCGCAGTTGCAGGGCAAAGTAAAGGCAACTGAATACAAGATGCAAGCTGCCAAGGTTTTGCGTGGGTTAAATGAAAACTTATCAATGACTGTAGCACGGGCTGCGGTTGGCGGTGATCCACTGTCAGGTTCTTCATTGACGTTACAAGAGTATGCACGGCGCGAAGCTGGCGGCGAATATATACAATCAAAAGATAATGCAATCTTGGCGCTGTCTAATGCTGATGTTCAAGCCGGTATTTATAAACAAGCAGGGCAACAAGCAATGTATACTGGTTATGCAAATGCAATTGGTACAGCAACAACTGGTATGTATCAGGCATTAAAAATTGGTAATATGTAAGGCAATATAATGGCAAAACTACCAAGATATCAGAATGTAGGAATTAAGCCCATTCAACAGCCAGATTACGATTATGCTAATCTGCGTGAATCTGCACGTTTTGCTTCAACGGTGTCTAAACAAATAGACCGCATGAATAGCTTTATTGTTAGAGAAGCTGAAATCCAGGGTAAACAGCGTGGCTTGTCTATGGTGCAAGAAGAAGGCGCACAAGAAGTTTTGAAGAAATTTAGCGGTGATAAGCAACCGTTTACTTATGCTGAAACAGCTGCATACCAGGCAGCTACTCGCATTGCATCGGCAGAAATTGAGACTGAGGCCAGGGCTGAAATCAACCGTTTCATAAGTGATGCTAAAATAAACCGCACACCATTTGGTGATAGTGAAGACGAAAAAGGTAATCCAATCCAGGGTGTTCAATCCCAACTGAGTGAAATTGTAGATGGGTTTCCGGCGGCATTATCTGATATTGATCCTATCGCAGCTGGTCTACTTAGAGCGAAGTTAACAGATTTTGCTACAGATAAAGAAATTGCTTACAGCGAATTTTACCAAAACTATTTAATCGAGAAAAAACAAGGTGAGTTTATAAAAAGCCTTGCTGCCAGAGAAAGAGACGCTATTGATTATAGCTCATCACAACATTCTACACCTGACGGTCTTGAAAAGCGTTTAAATGATGCAGCGCAAACAATGCGTGATTTACAATTTGACGAAAAGAATGTCGCAAGATGGATTGAAAGCACCAGAACAAAAGCCCGTAAAGCTGGTACTATTTCAGAGTTTTATAGGCTTTCGACTATAGAAGAAAAACAACAATTCTTAGAAGGTCTTGAAGAAAAACCGTTACGACAGCTTGGTGTTGAAGGAACACGGACACTTGTTCGTTCTTTGCAAGCAGAATTAAACAATGATATTGCCGTTCAGAAAGGAGCTGCAAGAGACACAGTTCAAGATATCAAAGATGCAAAAAGTATCATGGCCGCAGGGGGTGATCCTGGTGAGCAGATGATTTTGCAATTACAAAACAGGGCAAATGGACTAGGTGATTATGGTGCAGATGCCAGGGAAGCAATTGCTAATTTGCAAGTCGAGCGCGAAGCAATGCTTTCGCTTCGCATGATGGCGCCAGCGCAGTTGCAAAGTGAATTAAATACAATGGCCGGAGGCATCACAGGTATTGGTGGCGAAGGTGTAGATACTAAATTAGAGGCCGATATCTTAAAATCTGGTCGTGCTTTATTAAACACGATGAACACTGAAACGCAAAATGATCCACTGTCTTTTGCTGCTCGTGTTGGCCTAATTGAATTTAAACCTCTCGATATGACATCAGAAGAAACTTTGGCAAGCTCGATTGCAGAGCGTCAATTGCAAGCTCGTACAGTTGGTAATATTTATGGAGTAGAGCCTAAGTTTTTAACAAATGAAGAAGCGGGTGTATTCGCTACACAACTCAAACAAGGCGATAGAATTTCCAGGATGACGGTCTTGGGAACGCTGACTAAGTTTTTTGGGAAGGACTCGCCAGATGTTATGGCCCAAATTGCTGTTAAACAGCCAGAACTAGCGCATATTGGTGGCCTTGTTACTCTTGGCTTGATGGATACAGCTAATCAAGCGCTCGAAGGCATGGATTTAATTAAGCAAGGCAATCAGCCGGTTGGGTTTACGCGGGAAGTAACAGATAGTGTTTTTGCTAATCAAGTAGGAATGGCGTTGAATTATCAATCAGAAGCAAGAGGTTCTGCCCAAAAAACAGCCAAAGCTATTTACACATCTATGGCAATGGATAGGGGTTTAGAAGTTTTTAATGAAACCCTTTATATAAGCGCTATTAGTCTTGCATTAGGTTACAATCCAAACACCGGCAAAGGTGGCGTCCAAGAAGTTCGAGATATGCCAGTGATTGCGCCACCAGAATTAGATGGCGAAGATTTAGAAAAAATCCTTGATGAAATTGATTATGAATCATTAACGGTAAATACAGGTCAAGTTGTAAATGCCGATCAAATGAGAGATATCCGTGGAAATAAAAATATTCGTTTTATGGTTATCGATCATGGAAGATATTACATTACTTTACTAAAACCTGATCAAGATGGTTTTAGATATATAAGTGATGTGGATGGAAATCCAGTGATTTTTGACGCACTTAAATATTATGGGCATAGATAATGACGTTTCTATACGGTAAACAAGACTCATTAGATTTGCTACCAGGTCAAGGTCTGAATAAACCTCTTGGCACGTTTACAGAAAACATTAGCGCTGCCTATCGCGCATCCAGAGCTACAGATCAATCTGTCAGTGAAGGCACGATGCTGCGTGATGAATGGGAGCCAATCATTGATGAGATAAATGAAAAGACAGGCTCTAATTATTTTAATCCGGCAGATCATTTGAGAGCTGGATTGTTTTCAGCGCCGGCTACACAGGGCGATGGCGAAAGAAAATATCAATATTCAACACAAAAGATATTTAAACACATTCAAGATAATTCTGATGTGTTGCCTGATTTGCAGACAATTACCCATGAGCAATTGTTAAAACAGGCACAACAACAGGCTTTAGCTAATAGAGAGAATTTTGGTGAAGTAACGCATCGCTCTCCTGGGGCTAGTA